GCGCTACTCAGCGTTTATCTTCCGTTCTTCGGCGATCTTCTGCTCTCGTTGCTTTGCCCATCGCATCTTGGCCTTCGTCGTAGCGAACTTGCCGGTTGCGTTGAACGTCGCGTGAACAGCTGTCACCACTTTTGTAGCGTCCAGACCACAAGCGCACCTTACTACTTGCGTATCAGACTCTACAAAATGTTCGGTTGTGTGGCCGTCACCGCACCTAAAATCATTAATTATCTTCATTCGCTGCCTGTTCTCTCGCGGCTTGAATGCTATGTTGGAAGTTGATGAGGTTAGATAGCACGTCCATCTGCCCACGACGATAGTGAAGGTCTTCTATCGTCTTGATGCTGTACAGAGTGTCTAAATCCGCTAACATCTCTTCCATTTCCGCGATAAACACTCGCCAACCGTCACTGGCAAACATCATCGCGAAGTCGTCAAAATACTTTTCGTCCATCTGTTTATCCTTTTAGGACAGATGCCTAAAATTTAGCCTATGTTTAAACGCATTGCAACTTTACGCTGCGGCTCTCGCACGGCGCTCACTACGTTTATTAGAGGCTTTCGCTTCTTCTAGCTCTTCCTCTAGTTTAGCAACCTTTTCGTTAAGTTGTTTAAACGCGTCGTTAATTTCTTCCATCGCTTTATAAAACTGGGTTTGAGTTATTACCATTTGGTAGCTCCTGTTGTGGTTGGGGTTGTGCCATAGGCGCGGGGGTGGGCTGCTGAGGACGACGCGCATCTTGGTCACGCTTCTTCAACGCCAGTTCTGCTACGCGTAACTTACGCTCGAACTCTTTCTCGTCACCATCGCCTTTGTCCATGTTCGCGCTAACCGCTTTAATCTTGTCAATCTCAACCTCACGCGGCGCAAGCTCAGCCTCAATCGCCAATTTCTGCGCTCTGGCTTGAGACTCCATCGCTTGAGCCTGTAAAGTGGCCGTTTGAGCTGCTTGGAAGGCCATTTGCGCTTGTTGAGCTTGTTGTTGGGCCTGTTGAGCTTGCGGATTAGGCTGTTGAGCTTGTTTAAGCGTCGCAATAATGTCATCACGGTTGCTGATCGACATATTTTCAACGATAGATTGAATAAGAATCGGATATGCCGGTGATTCAGGCGACATCGTTTGCAATAACTGCACTAATTGAGTCACTTCGTACTCGCGAGCCACAATACCTAAGCTACTTGTCGCGCAGAAGTTGTAATCCTTGACCGGATAGACCTCTGGCTCGAACTGCATGTAGCGCCACGCCGCTTTTTCAACGAACGGAATGAGAAAACTCTCTTGGAAGTTGATTAGGGTGCGCTTGTGACGCTTAATGATCGCTCCCAACGACATAGAAATGCCCGCCGCCGTTGCCTCACCGTTAATCTGACCTGCAACGCCAGTAGAATCAGCCGCACCTGTAGACGATTGCACCATCTGTTGAAGCGCCTGTGCTTGAGCAAACGTAATTTGCCCCACTTGTCCGAAACTGAAAGGGTGTAAAACTTCACGAGGGTCACCATTCGTCAATAATAACTTACCGGCTTTGATCTCTGGACGTGTTCCACGTGGAATACGCGTCGCGTCCATCGCCATCATGGGGTGTACCGTCAACGCTAGAGCGTCAATACGCGCGCGCAACTCGGCATCTAACGCTTTTTGGCTGTTATAGCCTTTCTCACAGACGCCGCGACCCCAAAAACGACTCGGTACAACGTCCCAAGGGAACGCCACAATAGGCCGATCTTGCATCATGTAAGGGTTTGCTTCCGCTTTTAGCAACTTACCGTTACCTAAAACAACAATCGCCTCGACATAGTAGCCCGTGTCCTCGTCACCCGTAAGATTCTCCACCTCACCGTCCGAATCTTCTAGCAAATCTCGTGGTACTAGGCCGTAATACTTCACCAAACGCACTTTATCGTCGTGGTACATCGTCAGGTCGTCATCGGCCTCAATGTCACTGTCCGGCGCTGCCGTGCCGATCATCACATCTCTATACACACCTTGCTCTTGTAGCATCTCGACGTGGTGCGCGCCAACGAACTCATCAATCGCCACGCCTAGGGCGTCCTCAACGGTCGTCGCCACAGGGTCGATCAAGAAGTTCTTAGGCATGATAGGACGCAACTTCACATAGTTGCGCTTGGTGATGTTTACACCCACTGCCGTCAGGTCACCGCCCATAATAGGCTGAGTCGCCGGAGCCATCTCGTTCTCTTCGGACAGCACGATCTCACCCACGCCAGTACCGAAGACCGCCGCGTTGATCAGACACTCCGCCACTTGCTTGCGTATCTTAGACTTCTTAAAGTCATAGTCTAACTGCTTACGCAAGAACGCGATGTCAGCGGTGTCCTGATCTTGGTAGTCGTCCTTAATGTCAAACCACTTACCGCGTCCGAACGTCGCTTCTTCCATCTCAGCGACTGAGGACTCCACCGCTTGCTGCAATGCCGGAGAGATTATCCGGCTACGCTCAGAGTCACGTGTCTTATCTTCCGCCGCCCAGATACCGCGCCATAAGCGATAATACTCGTCAAACTTCTCAGAATAGTTAGCCTCGAAGTGGTCGCGCCACTCGTCCACCTTACCCTGTACCCATCCCTCTAGGCTCTCGCCCATCATTAAGGGTTCGTCGTCAAAATCGCTCATATCAGTATCCAGTTACGCTATCTAAAGCTTCAAATTCGTCGTACTCGTCCCATGAACCACTATAAGCCACTTTGGCCAATTGATCTATATACGCCAAGGCATCCACCATGTCGTCATGGGTTAACGGATCGGGGAACTGGTACAACTGATCCAAGAACGGTGAGTTCCACTCCCCTTTGTTTAAACGCACTAGGCCGTTCTCAAACCGCCCTTGTAACGCCCACATTATCCTGTCAGTCTTCTTCTGGTTGCCGTGGGTCAACTCTTCCACCCTAAAAAAGAAGCTGTGCCTCTTCATCATATCAGTAAGCGGCGACATCACCGCTTGTTTGGCAATCCCGCGTTCAATACCCACACTGACAGGCTTATACTGGCGCACTATGTTAAAAATCTTAGCTGCCGTTTCCTCTAAAGTCCAACGGCCATGCACAATGTCCTCAACGAACCATCCTTGCTCGTTCGCCTTCACTACGGCAATGGCGGTGGAGTCGAGTCGGCTTTTCTTCTTTCGCTTTCCGACTTCTTCGAATCCCGCCAAGTCGATAGCGACATAGTAATCCCCGATCTCGTCCTTCGCTTTTGGATCAAAGACCGTCCATTCCTCTTTGAACATCTCACTGCCAAGTGCCTCAAAACTTGCCATAAACTCTTGTCTGAACGCGAACGACGACATACTCTTCTTCGCTACATCAATCTCTTCTGGGTCAAGTAACGGGTTGTCGTAAGACGTGAAGTGCCAACCATGATAACTGGCGTCCTCGTTCAGCGTCGCGTACATATACAAATCATAGAAGTGGTTACGCCCCATCGGCGTACCAATGAACAACGCACTCCCCTTTTGGTCAGCAAGCGCGGGTCTAAGAATCTGCTCCCACACTTCGGGCTTCATGTCCGCATACTCATCAAGCACGAGGAACTTCAGACTCACACCACGCATGGTCTCCGGTCTATCAGCACCCTTGAGCGATATTTGAGCACCATTAACTAACTTAATATGAAGGTTGTTAATATGCGCGCCAGTAATGACAGGGTGTCCGATCTCCAACAACGTCTGCCACATAATGTCGCGCGCCTGTCCTTGCGTCGGCGCTACATAGAACACGTGACCCTTATCCGTCTGCAAGGCGTTTACAATCAGCATCCACGCCGCGAGTCTAGACTTACCACAACGTCGTCCTGCTGCCACCACCTTGAACCGCGTGTCTGACTCCCAGACCTTCTGCTGCCACGGCAGTAACTCAATATCAAGATCCACGGGGTAACTCTTCTTGACGTTGTTGGTTGCGCTCGTATATCCCCGCCGCAACAGTCAGAGACACGCCAAGTTTCGTCGCGATCTTAATGATCTCAGGGTCAAACACGACGTAGTTCTTAGTGCCCCCTTCGGCTGCGCGAGATGCCCCATCGGAATACTTGATTCCTTTGATTCCCATGTCGTTCAGGGCTTTTGACACCTTTTTTTGACTGCCGTAATGATCTGCCAAGATCGAATTAATAATATCGCCGCCTTTCACTTTTTCCGCACCAAAACTTTGCTGCGCCGCTGCTATGCGGCTTCGTACCTCTTTCGGCAAATTTTCCCTTAATTTTTTCTGTACATACTCAGGCTGCTGGTTAAAAGGCTTATCCCAATCCAATAGCTCGCCAAGATCTGCATCGACGCTTACTTCGTAAAATTTACCTTGTGGCACACCTTCAGCAATAAATTCACCGGCGTCGTCAATATAGCCCCGCGAACCGTCGTCAAAATGGTAATACACACCTTTATCGCCTTGCGACATATATTCAGCGCGGTCAGCGGCGTGTTCGGCAATGTCGTCGCCAAAATAATTCTCGACATCAAAAGAAACGTCAGCCTCATCGACGGGCTTTCTAGGCGACAGTTTGTCTCTGTAACTCTTACCTACTTGCGGATTCTCAGCAAGGTAATGCCCATAACCATACGCTTGAGCGCCTTCACCAGTACCAATAAACTCATCAGAAAACTTATCGAAATCAGCGGGTGAACCGTGGTACGCCTTAATGCCTTTGCGCCCTGCCTTAGCCGCATCACCCAACATACCCACGACAGGTAGTGCGGACAGTGCGTCAACCGCCGCCCAACCATAGTCACCTTTCTGAAGGTTCTGCGGGAGGTCATAGGCCAGTG